GTGCTTTCGTAAGAACCGCTTCTGCCGCCGATTACATCACGAACACTGGCAAAGAAATCCTTCACAAAGTTGGTACCGATGATGGTTTCGCCAGTCACTACGCCACGATATTCACGGATAGGGTGGCCTTCTATGGTTGGGGTTGTACTTAAAATCATAACGTATGCTTTAAATAATTGAAAATCAAAAACTTAATACCACTGCTAATTTCTTGTGCAGTTTTTATTCAGGTTTTTCACGATTTCAGACGTGAAGCCGGATGCGTAGAAGTCACCCGAACCAAGGAGCAGCCAGTATGGGTTGACGTGATAGTCGCGTACCAGGAACTGAACCCAGGATGGACGGAAGCGACCGTAGCACTCGGCAGGCTTGTCTCGAAGGGATATGGTGTTCCAGCGGTTGAGACCGTATCGTTCTGTTATCGTCTTCAGACCTCCTATGCAGCCGTCAGCCTTCAAGCGGTCGAGGGCTGAGAAGAAGCGAACGACTATATCCACGTCAGCGGACATCAGATTTTTTTCTTCCATATTCATTTAACTTTTTGTAGGCACGACTGAAAACGCTTTCCAGCCTTGCCCGATTGTTATTCAATCTTTGCGACCAGTCCTGCAACTGAGCCAGCGAGGGGCGAGAAGCCAGCAGCCCATCCACCTCGGCAGGGGTGAGCACTGGCAAATATTTCTCGTAGGCGAGAAGGTAATCAATTCGGCACATTCGGCATAACTAACATTACAAGGATATATCCGAGAACAGCAGCAAAACCAAAGTATAGATAAATCTTTGCTATTTTCTCGTTTCTCGCTATGATATATTCATCGGCTTCAACCTCAACCCTACGCCTAGACAATTGATGCCCATCGTATCTTTCCCCTCTCTTGTAGCGACCATCAGCAACATAGACAGCTCGCGATTCATATTGCCATCCATAGGCAGTATATTTTCTTTTCAGCTTTCTGTAGCCAACAATCAGCAGAATAACTCCACCGATGATACTAAACAAAAAACCAACGAAACCCCAAATCCAAGCAACGCAAACGGAAGGAACTATCGGCTGGATTCCTTCATCCTCGACCTGCCCAACGCTGGAAACACGCCCAGCACCACCTGCGGAAACATTGCGATGTGGTATTGAATGTGCATCGCCATATATTTGGTTGCTGACAACACGACCAGCATCCCTTCCTACCTGATTAACAGCAGAGCGAACGAAACCCTTTGCCAGTCCACTAATAAAACTTCCCATACGCTATTTATTTAAATGATTAATATTTCTATCGTAGAACTCATTCCAAGCCTTTTTCTTGATGAAGACGAAGAAAAGCAGCAGCCCTAGAGCGACCATCAGCAGGTGCAGCGGCTGGCGCAAGACTCCGAACCCGAAGGAACGCTGGAAGTCGATGCAGAACGAAATCAGCACTCCGTATGTAGCGAACGCTCGATGCACCCAGCAGAAGCCATAGGCTAGGCTGACGATGATCCAGGCAATGAAGCCGAAGAGCGAGCAGTCGAATATCCACTCCGTGAGTTTTACCCGAATGCCGAACGAGAGCAGAGTGCAGTGAACCAGCATCACAAACGCACCCACTGGAGGGATAATGCCTATTATCAACCTGCTGGCTTTCCATAGCCAGCTTTTACCGAGAGCGGCAAGAAGAACCTTCTCCTTCCGTTCTATGAGATCCTCACCTTTCATCGTTACTTAGAATTTTAGTTGATATTGTACCTGGAGCGAGAACTAAAGTTCACGCAGCCATTTCTGACCCGATTTAGTCTTAGACCAAATTACGAGACTTGTGCCGATAACCGCACCGATGAACATAAATAAAGTTGCTAGTTCCATATTCTAAACATTTAAATTGTTATACTTCATTACGTTATTAGCGAAATAAGCGAAGGCGCACGATGCTATGACACCGAAGACGATGAAAAGGACATTATACAATCCTATTTCATCGCCAGTAATCAATGGAGAGAAACCACCGATACCCGTTCCGCTTATAAACAGATTGGAGACACCATACAGATACGTTGCAAGCAGCGTCCTGCGGTCGTGCTCTTTAATTAACTTACTAACCATACTTTTTCCTTTTGCAAAGTTACTAAATTATTTCTGCCCGACAATGGCAAGCAGCGTTTTTACTTGATTCTGCAGGAACTCATTCTGTTCTCGCAGCAGCTTGTTTTCAGCAGCCAAGGCAGCATCACTACCTATTGACTGGGAAACGTTGGAGCTGTTCGAACCATTGACATTTGAACCGAAAACAGCCTCTTCCATCTCGGCAGGGAGGGGAGGGGCGCATTTGTCGATGATTTCCTTTATCTTTTGAAAGAAATCTATCTTTATAGACTTGCGATTAAACTTCGCATTCAAGTTCTGCGGACTTGTTCCTAACTCCTCCGCAACAGCAGCAACGGACATTCCCGAGCGCTTTATATATTGTTTAAGTTCTTCTCCGTTCATATTAAAACAAAATTAAATAAAATTAAATTAATATTAAAACCTACATCAAATGTTTTGTAATCTAAAATATTTGTTTTATTTTTGCAAACGATTTCAGAAGTGAGTTTAAAAACTCTTTTGCAAAGATAAATAAAATAATTTAAAACGCAATAAAAAAATGGGAGAAAATTTCAATTATGATTTTCGAACACCGCTGCAGAAGCAGCAGGACGAACGAAAGAAGAACATCATTGCGATGTTTGCAGATTTCCGGGCAAAGGCACCTGCCGAGACTTCGGACAGCAGAATAATGCTTGCAGTATCGCAGCACGTAGGCTGCACCCAGCAGAACGTGCGTGTCATCCTCATCAAGGCTGGATTGATAACACCCAAGAAGAGACGTGCAGCCGTGCGCAAGTAATCAAGTCGAACCAATTAACATTCAGAGCGTATGAAGAAGTTTATCGAGATTGTGACAAGTGACGAAGTATTATCCCTGGCAGTTGCCATCGTATTAGTAACTTTAATTTTTTGGAGGGCTTAGTATGACGAACGTAGAACCAAAGGTAGCTGACGCAGGCAGATACACAATGACTGAGACCTGCAAGGTATTGGGCATCCATCGCAACACCCTGCGCAGATGGGTGCAGGCTGGAAAGATGAAGGTCAAGTTCCGCAGAATCGACAACCGCAAGGTTATCGAGGGCGCAGAAATCAAGAGAGCGTGGAGGGTTGCCCTATGAGCAAGTTATCAATCAATATGCGCAGGATGATCGTGAAGTACACAGACATCTGCTGGCTTATCACTAACTGGAAAGCGAACCGCAAGACCAGAAAGTGCTGCGAATTGAACAACAAGTGCTATCTGGAGGCAGAGCGAAGAATCCAGTACAGAGAGTTTCAAGGCAACCTATGCGTGGCACTGGACAATATACCGCTCATACCACTGGACGGAATTGGCGGCAACGAGGTATTGAAGTCGTGCCGTGAGACCTTCCAAAGTTACATATTCAATCAGCGAGGAGGTAACGAATGAAGAAGATTATCGAAGAGTGCAGGAAGAAGATGTACGAAGCCATCTGGCAGGAGATAGACCGAGACCCACAGCGACCAGCTGTTGCAAGGGTGGACGTAAAGACCAAGGCAGGAGACATCTGCGTATGGTGCGACAGCGTGGGAAACATTGCGGTGGTGACGCACAAGAGCAGCAACAATGAAAGCGAGCGGCTGGAGGAAGCAATCGAGGGCTGCGTCAGCTATAAAGACGTAATGGACGACTGGCTGGAGGAGAACAGCCAGTATGCAGACCAAGACCCGATGGACGCTTTCAGCGAAAGCAGGCTCGACATTCTTATGGCTCAACTGGTTTAGGCTTCATAGATGATATGATAGTTATAACGGTTATTTGAAACTAAAATCCCCACAGCGGTGGGCAGGGCGCACGCAAAGAATCATACAAGTTAGAACGGTTAATGTTTTTTCGTTGTTAGTGTTTATTACAAGATATGCGGAAATTTGACAGCGTGCGCCCTACAACGGAAGGGCATCCCTCGGCAGCTGGCAGGGGGGTAAGTTTTGGCAGTCAACTGGGGTTCGAATCCCCAGCCTTCCACTAGAGTTAATTAAAAGATATGTTGAACTATAAATTGAACGAATTATGGATAATGAGATTATTCAAGTAAGCGGTGGCGAAATGCTGGAAGCCATCAACCGCTCGGAGATTGACGGACAGATTGCCACAGCTCACAAGTTCCCGAGAGACATTGCACAGTGCAAGCAGAATATGGTAGCACTGGCAGCGATGGACGATGATGTGGCATACAACTGCTTCTATCACTTGGAGCGCAAGGGCAAGGACGGACAGATTTCCATCATCGAGGGTCCAAGCGTGAGATTCACGGAAATCATTTCTGCCTGCTGGAAGAACCTCCGCATCGCAGGTCGCATCATCGCCAACGATGGAAAGACCATCACGGCACAAGGCATCTGCCACGACCTCGAGAGCAATGTTGCCTACTCCGTGGAAGTGAAGCGCAGCATTCTGACCTCTAAGGGCTACACCTTCTCGCAGGATATGCAGGTTGTAGTCGGCAATGCAGCGGTGGCGATCGCACAGCGTAACGCAATCTGCAAGGTCGTTCCGCAGGTACTGATTTCAAGTGTAGTAAAGGAGGTGCAGGCAAAGGCACTTGAGCACATCAAGCAGACTGGCGTGCAGAGCCAGTGGAAGAGCTGCGTTGCCTGCTTCCAAGCCTACCAGGTAACAGACCTTATGCTGCTGGAATACCTGGGCAAGAAATCAGCCGAGGAAGTCACGGCAGAGGACATTCAGAAGATGGGCGGTGTGTACAATGCCATCAAGGAAGGCACGTCCACCGTAGAGGAGACCTTCAAGAAGCCGAAGCAGCAGGAAGCCATCGCACAGCAGGCGCAGGCAGCAGCCGATGATGCCAAGACCAAGGCACAGCAGGCAATGAACCGCAGCCAGGGCAAGACTGGCACGGCAGCGAAGAAATAAGCAATTTATAAACATTCAGTAAATCATCAGACAATGAAGCAGATTATCAAGTACAAAAGCAGAGAGGAGTGGTTGCAGAACCGCTCGAATGGAATAGGTGCATCAGAGGCAGGCACGGTGCTGGGACTGAACCCGTGGGAGACACCATACCAGTTGTGGAGACGCAAGAAGGGCATCGACCCACCAAAGGTTGAGAACTTTGCGATGGTTGCAGGACACCTGCTGGAGGATGCAGTGGCGCAGTTCTTCCAGCGAGAGAGCCACTGCCACATCATCAAGGCGAGCACTGACGACTACACCATCACGAACACCGATGCACCATATCTGCGTGTATCTCCTGACCGCACCTTCTGGAGAGTTGGGGCAACGCACAACGAAGCGAGCAAGAGCATCCTCGAGTGCAAGACCACGCAGATGCAGATAGACACAGACGACCTTCCGAAGCATTGGTTCTGCCAGCTTCAGATGAACCTCGGAGTGGGCGAATACAAGGACGGAGCACTTGCCTGGCTGACAGCAGGCAGGGAGTTCGGCTACCGTGATATCGACTTCGACCCCGAATTTTACAGATGGATGAGGGACGAGATTACCAAGTTTTGGCTTGACTACATCGTGGGCAACCAAGAGCCACCAGCCTACAGCGCACAAGACGTTCTTCTGAAGTCTCCACTGCACAAGGCAGGAAAGGAGATTGAAGCCACAGCCGAAGTCGGGGATATGCTCATCGAGCTGAAGGACATCAAGGAGAAGGGCAAGGCACTGGAGAACCGACAGAAGGAAATCGAGGACAACTTGAAGCTGTTCTTTGGGGACGCTGAGAGCATCGTGGACGGAAACGGCAAGACGCTGGCAACGTGGAAAGCACCGAAGGCGAGCGAGAAGTTCGATGCCAAGGCTTTTCAGACAGACCATCCCGAGGAATGCGCTGCCTACATCAAGCAGGTGCAGGGAGCACGAAGATTACTCATCAAGTAAAGGCAGGGCTTATGGCTAGCGTTCCAATATCAAAAACCGACCTAAGGAATATAATTTCCCAACTGGAGAATTATATTTCCCTAGGTGGGAAAGTGACAGCACCGACCGACACAAGCCAGCGGAATAAAATCCGTATGGCTACCGTGCTCAAACGGAAGCTGGAAAAGAAACTATCATATCAGAAAAAATTATGAACGATTCATTTATACTATACACTTCAGACTATCAGCTAATCGAGGGGCTTACGGATGAGCAACTCGGGCAACTGACTCGGGCACTCTTCATCTACGCAAGGGATGGCGAGGTAATCAACCTAGAACCAGTGGTGCGTATGGCTTTCGTTTTTATCAAAGACAAGATAGACCGAAATCAAGCCAAGTATCAGAAGAAATGCGAACGGTTGCGAGCCAACGCACAAAAGCGTTGGGGGATGCAAAAGGATGCAAACGATACAGAAGCATGCAACCCTACACAAAAGCATACAAAAGAATACAAAAGAATGCAATTGCATACAAATGGATGCTTAAGTGAAAGTGATAGTGAAAGTGATAGTGAAAGTGATAGTGAAAGTGATAGTGAAAGTGATAGTGAAAGTGATGTTTCTAACGAAACAGATATATTAGAACCTTCTAAAGAAGGTATTCTGAGTGCATCGGTCAAGACCGAAGCACCTGCTGGCGGCAAGGTTTCGAAATCTCAGAAAATCGACTACGCAGGCATCAAGGAATACTGGAACCGCAAGCATTATGAGACGAAGAGCGTGATGCCACCTATTACGCTTATGACCGAGAACCGCAAGGTAATGGTCAAGGCAAGGCTACGCCAGTGTAAGGGAGACGTGAAAATTCTGTACCGGGCAATTGACATCGCGATGGCTTCTGACTTTATGAACGGAAACAACAAGAAGGGATGGGTTAGCAAGTTTGACTGGATATTCGGCAATGAGCAGAACTTCGCCAAGGTGCTGGAGGGAAACTTCAACAACACCGAGCCAGCCGCAAGCCAGCAGCCGCAATCGGCAGAAGCCAGGGCGCAGGATCCAGCGGCAACGGCAAGACCGAGCATCGGGGAACGCTACGAGCTAGCCAAGCACCGACAGCCAGAATCCCAGCAGAGCAAGGACAACAAGTTCCTATGGGTAATCCAGCAGAACCTTGCCGACTTGAAGAAGAACCCAAGAAACAAGCCTGCCAGGGATTCGCTGGCGAGATTCTACGAAAAGGGAGTTCTGCAGCGGCTGGGCATCGACTGGAAGCCCGAAAAATAACGAATGAGGGCAAAATAAGCCGCTCTGAACCGTTTTCTCGGTTCGGACGGTAAATTATAAGGCAAACAGATTTTAAACGCTTAAAACGAAAGAATTATGGCAGAACAGAAAAAAGTAATTGTAATTAATAAACCGGAAGAATTGGAAGATAGAGAATTCGAAGAAGGTTCTCTGCTGAAAGTAGAAGGCAAGGTTCTCGAGGTGGTAGAATCTCCCATCGCTTCCGGGTGCAAAGGGTGTGCGTTCGATACCGAGATGATGGGAGAGTATTGCGGATGTGCAGTATGCTCAAAAAGTTTCTTTAAAGAGATTAAGAATAATGAATGATTTGTTTTTCCACGAATGCAGAGCCGCTGGGCTTGTTTTCAAGACATCAGACGACAGGTTCAAATGGCTGACCGATAACGGCTACGACATCAAGAAGCCGGTCGCAGAGTATGAAGGCTTCAAGTACACCATCAAGGATTTCTGCATCAATCCGCACGTAATCGAGTATTCCGTAGAGGGAGCAGACAACTGGGGATGGAAGGTAATGACCGCCAACACCCAGTTCGGCTGGATATGGGGGTACAGCATTCAGAACGGAAAGACCGGGTACGATAGCCCTGCTGGCTACCCGAGCCGATTTGATACCCTCAATATCTTCTACGGTAATGAGGAAGAAGCGGTGCAGGATGCGCTGACCTACATCATCGGATACCTTTCGAAGAAGGCTGGAACCAAGAACATCAACCTTCTCATCTGGGCAGCCAAGAAGAAGAGGGCAGACATCGTTCATCCACAGATGGAACTTTTCAAATAGTTGAATCTATGAACAGAGTTGATAATATCATACTTGTCCGTGAGTGCGGTCTTCATCATCTGTCAGTTGACGACAGAGACATCTGGCTGGCAGATGATGAAATCAAGGCGCTGGAATGTATCCTGAAGGATTACAATGCGGACACGAACAATTTTAAACGTAGTTGAAAATGAAGAAGATAGAAATCATCACGGACAGCCACCGCCACCACGTATACGTTGGCAACACCGACTTCTGGCTCGACACCCTGGAGCTGGTGGAACTTTACAAGAAACTGGGACACGTCAAGTTGTAAACAGAAAAGAAACAAGAGTAACAAACAATAAAAAACATTCAGATTATGGAACAGAAAGATTTTGATATTTACGAGATTTTGAAGGGTGTGCCTGTTGGCACTAAGTTATATACGCCAATGTGCGGAAAGGTTGGATTCGCTTATCTTGCAACCAACAAGGAAGCAGGGGAAGTAATCTGGACTTCGGACAAGAACGGAGAGTACACCTTCAACAAGAACGGCAGATGGATTGAGGGAGGCGAAGTAATGCTTTTCCCATCCGATAAAATGAGAGACTGGAGCAAGTTTGCCTGGAAGAAGGGAGACGTGCTTGTTACCGAAGATGGTAATGCGCATATTATCTTCGAGAAGTTTACGGATGATACTTACACAATTTTTGCTGGTAAGTATTATTATTGCAAAAATGGCAAGAAAGGATATACTTACCTCAGAGAATGTGATAACGCCATAACAGAAGAATTCACTCTAGAAACAGAGGATGCAGCCAAGACCTTCATCGGATTCATCGAGAAGCGATTAGGCGGAAAGCTGAACCGTGAGACCCTGGAGATTGAGAAGCCAGCGAAGCCAGTGTTTGAGTTGGGAAACCTCTACGTTTTCAACGAGCAAGACGAGGACGGAGAGCTGACAATCATCGGCAAGCTCATCGGCAAGAACGAGAGCTATGACACTTTATCATTCGGCAACCAGTACGAAATCGAGACCGAGAAGTTCGTGACCGACCAAGCCTTCGACCTGCGTATCAGCGTACACGAGGAACTGCGAGAGGCAACAGAGGACGAAGCCGTCACGTTCCAGGAGGCTTGCACCCTATGGGAGAAGAGCAAGGAAAAGAAGCGCAAGGAGCTGACACCATTCAAGCCTTTCGACAATGTGCTCGTGAGTAATGGAGAGGGATACAAGTGGCATCCAGCCTTCTTTGTTAGTGACCGTGGAGAGGGAGCGAATTATAGATATAAAGTCTTTTCTATCCAAAACGGAAGAGTAGCAGACTTCTCCATCTGCATCCCATACGAGGGCAATGAGCACCTTGCCTTCACGTCAGACCCATTCTAGAAAGCCTATGGCGAGCGAACTATGTAAGGCTTGCGAGGAAGGGCGGAACTGCATCAACGGCAGGTACTGCCCAACTCGCAGGCGATATGTTGAACACCAAGACATCAAGGAATGCAATGGGAAGAAAGAAGCAATTCACTGACGAGGAACTGAAAGAGCATAATCGTGAGAGAGCACGCAGATACTACGTCCTGCACCGTGAAGAAATGATGAGGAGAAACCGGGAATGGAGAAGGGCGAACCCCGACAGAATCAGAGAGTACGGAAAAAGGCAGCGTATAAGGCGCAACGTCTCTCAGTACAACTCGGAGTATTACCGCAAGAACCGACAGAGATTGATTGAGCTTGCGAGCGACTGGAGAAAGGCGAACCCCGAAAAGGTCAAGGGCTACAATGACAAGCAGAAGAAGCAGCGGAGAGTTGAAGCCGAAAGAAAGAAGCTACGGAAGATGAACCCGGAAGCGCAGGCTTCCATATTCAGAGATCCGCAGGCGGCAGAGCACTTCAAGTGGCTTGCAGAGCGTGTAAGGAGAAAGAAGGAGCAATCCTTGTCCCAAGCAGCAAGATAAGTAATACAACCAGCGAATGAATGACCGCAAACGGCAAACAACATCAAGTATAACACATTTGAGACTGTATCTTTGCGCTCAATGTAATCACTTAATAATTTTTTAATCTGACAGCTCGGAAAGACGAGAGTCGTCCGGCATTCATTCCGATAAAAAAGAAAGCGAGGTGGAACATGAAGAAATAACAGAAGACCCCAAGAGGGAGTGCTTGCAGGATAAACTCATTCGGTACAAGATATTCTTTATTTTGCAAATCGCCAGGCACTCCCTCGATTTTTCCGTTTTTCACCATCCCGAACAGTTGTCATTGAGAGAGGGGGACTATAGGGGGTGAGAGTTAGACTATAAGAGACTAACGTGCGCACGGAATTGAAAGGAGAAACAAAATAACATTAAAACAAAAACAAAGCACAAAAGAAAACGAAATGGAAAAAGGAACAGTTATAATCGGAATCGACCCCGATAACCAAGAAAGCGGAGTCGGAGCAGTCTTTGACGATAAGAAGTTTCTCGCCTACAAGATGAACTTCCCTGCATTGATAGATTATCTTAAGGCTATGAATGAAAGTTGCAAGAAGGTCAAGGTCGTTATTGAAGGCGGCTGGCTCAACAAGAGCAACTGGCACGTGCTAGGCAGATTTATGTCGGCAGTCAAGGCAGCAGCCATCGGACGCTCTACCGGGATGAACCATCAGACCGGAATCCTTATCGTAGAGTGCTGCGAGCATTACAATATCCCCTACGAGATAATCAAACCGCTGAAGAAGTGCTGGAAGGGCAAGGACGGAAAAATCACCCAAGACGAAATCGCGTACTTTATGAGTTCAGATGGAAAGATGCCGAGAATGAACCAAGACCAGAGGGATGCACTCCTCCTCGCCTGGGTGTGTGCCGGATACCCGGTCAAGGTCAAGCCAAAGAAGCCGCAGACAACCCTGCAGAAGACCATCGAAGCCTTTGACGGATGGAATGTTGATAAAAGTTAAAAGTGCACGAAGAGCGAACGACTAAAGCAAAAAAGTCGTATCTTTGCGCCAATGTTTACCAAATAAGCAGTTTTTCGAACTTAAAACAAGAAGAATATGAAGACAGAAGAAATCGCACTATCGAGGGTCAGCGAGAACGAAGCGAACCCAAGAGAGATAAGCCAAGCGAACTTTCAGAAGCTGGTGCAGAGCATCATCGTGTTCCCACGAATGCTGACCCTGCGCCCGATTGTTGTTGATGAGACATTCCACGCACTGGGTGGCAATATGAGACTGAAAGCCTTGCAGCACATTGTCACGATGGACGAAGCCAGCATTCAAGTGAAGCTTGATGCAGAGCAGCGTCTATCCGATGAGGAACAAGCCGCATTGATGGAGTACTGGCAGGGATGGCAGCAGCAGCCTACAGTTACCGTGGTGAGCGCATCCGACTTGACGGAAGCCCAAAAGCAGGAGTTTATGATTAAAGACAACCTATCCTTCGGCAACTGGGACTTCAACGACCTGGCGAACCGATGGGACAGTGCACAGCTTCAGAACTGGGGTATGCCAGTATGGAACCCAGCACCAGCGGACGCCAGCAGCACCAGCAAGTGCAAGAAGAAAGACAAGGACGACCAAGAGGGCGACCCATTCGCAGGGGAGCTACCTCCAGAAATCGAAGGGCAGGACTTGGCTCCTGACGATTTGCCAACGATAATGGGCGATGGCGTATTGCCAAGGGAGAACGTAATCATACACTACAAGCCAGCCGATGAGCCATTCCTTGCCAAGCTGCTGGGAGTTGATCATATCGACCGCATCGTCTGGAACTTTGACGAACTGAAACCAAGACAAGAAGAAGGAAAGGAGGAAGACCATGGAGAAGAATAGAATCGAGAACATCAACCTGCACGACCTGGTGGAGAACCAAGACAACCCACGTACCATAGAGCCACAGCAGATGCAGAAGCTCGTTGAGAGCATTCTGACGTTTCCGAAGATGTTGCAGATGAGACCAATCGTCTGCAATGAGAACCGAGTTATTCTCGGAGGTAATATGCGCTTCCGTGCCCTGCTCAACATCGAGCAGATGGAAGACGAAGCAATCAAGGGAGCGATTGAAGCCGTAGCCGTGAAACTGACCGATGGAGAGAAGCAGCAGCTTTGCAGCCATTGGGAGAAGTGGAAGGCAGACCCACAAGTCGAGGTCGTTTTTGCTGATAGCCTATCTGAGGAAGAGACGGACGAGTTCATCATCAAGGATAATGTTTACTTTGGCAGCTGGGACGAAGAGAAGTTGAAGGGAGCGTTTGACGTGGACGATATGCAGCGATGGGGATTGAACCCCTGGGAAATCCAGCAGGAAGCAGCGACCTACGAACCACCATCGGACGAGGAACAGCGCATCATCATCGTATATCGCAGCGAGGACGCACAAGCCGTGGCAGATATGCTGGGACTTGACGCAATCGACAAGCGAAACTTCGATGTGGACGAACTCAAAGAAAAACCCGAATAGTCGGAAATTTCGCGTTTAAGTCGGAGAAACGCTTGAAATGGATAAACTATCCGCTCGGAACAATTCAATCCGGCAGAGACGAAATTTAATAAAAATAACTCGAATATGAGAAAGACTTGTGTTTTTATCATTGGAACCAACGCCAGCGGAAAGAGCACCGTTGCACGAAAGCTAATAGAAAGCTTTGGTGGAATCGAAAGCTATTCGCACGGAATAAGCAGCACCAGGGATGGAGTTGCATTTGCAGGGCGATACGATGTTAAGTACGGAGGTGTTGACAATCTGAACAGTACGACCATACTTCGTGACATCGTGAAGAAGGCACTGGAAAGCACCGACTGCATTATTTGCGAGGGGATGAGACTTAAATGCTGGGGTCCGAACTTGACGCACGCAATGTTCAATGCGGACAGACAGATTGTAATATTCTTATACGCACCACTGGAAGAAATCCAGAAAAGGCTCGCAGAACGGTCGAACGGAACGTTGAGCAAGGATATTATCCGAGGACAGCGGGAATCGGCACACTCGGCAAAGAAATGGCAAACTGCGGGGTGTGACGTTGTAGCGATAGACACCACGAAGCAGACACCCGACCAAATCGCAGACTTTATCATCAACAAAATAAATTCATAAGGATATGGCAGAACATTACGGCAATACGCCAAGAATAACATACGAGTTCCCCGATTGCTCAATGCCGATGGCCTTTGATACTTACAGTAATTGCAGCTTCGGCTGTATGTATTGCTTTGCTCAGAACCAGCGAGGGATTGGCAGCAAGAAGAACGAGTACCTGCACAAGCAGGTTAAGGACGTGAGCGTTGAGCGCATCAAGCGAATGTTCATTGACCCCGACAAGCACGGTGGAGACTTTGCACCATACATCAAGGCTCGCAAGGTCATGCAGTGGGGAAGTATGAGCGACCAGTTCGACAATTTCGAACGGAAGTACGGAACGACACTGGAGCTTTTGCGTTTCTTCAAGGATATAGACTACCCGCTCTGCTTCTCGACCAAGGGAGCATGGTTCACCAAGGATGAGAGATACATGGACTTGATCAGAGGGCAGAAGAACTGGAACTTCAAGTTCTCAATCATCACCAGCGATGCAGAGAAGGCTCGAGTAATAGAGCGAGGGGTGGAAAGCCCACAAGCGAGACTGGAAGCCATCGAGCGCATCGCCAATGCAGGGGCAGGAGGGGCAACGTTGAGACTGAGACCCTTCATCATAGGAGTGAGCACGCCAACGTACCTCGACCTTATCAAGGAAGCATTCAACAGAGGGGCTACCGCTTTGAGCACAGAGTTCTTCTGCCTGGAGACGAGAAGCCCGACATTGAGGGAATTATTGCCAACCATCAGTAAGATGGCAGGTTTCGACATTCTCGCATTCTACAAGAAGTACAGCGTACAGTCCGGCTATCTGAGACTGAACCGCAAGGTTAAAGAGCCGTTCTTCCGGAATATGAAGGAACTGTGCGACCAGCTGGGAATGCGCTTTTACGTATCGGACGCACACTTCAAGGAACTTTGCCACAACGGAAGCTGCTGCGGACTGCCACCAACGTGGAACTACAGCAGGGGGCAGATGTGCGAAGCACTGAACATTTGCAAGCGCAAGGGGTACGTGAGGTGGAGCGACATCAAGCTGGATGCAGAGAACCTTTTGAGGGCGAAACTGGAGAAGGCGATGAACCTGGGAACACGAGAGAAGGCTTCGAAGTATTACACGATGAGCGCAGCCGACTACATGAAGTGGTGCTGGAACAATCCGCAGGCAGCGCACTCGCCATACAAGATGTTCGAAGGGGCAATGGTACCAGCTGACGAACGAGACAGCGAGGGGAACATCGTATACAAGTACAACGGAGCTAAATTTTAAATCAGAATCGTATGCCACAAGGTAATAACAACAAACATCGAGCGCAGAAAATCGACATCGAAAACCGCTTGCAGATTATCGCACCCCTATACCGCAAGGGATGGACGGAGCGAGAAATCACGGCAGAGGTGAGGAAACGGCTCGACAGACCGAAATACAATCAAGCGCACTGCGACATTCAGCGGTTATTGAAGGAGTGGAGGGAAGAGAGACTGACCGACACGGACGAGAAAATAACCAGCGAGGTTTCAAGGTTGAAGCTGGTGATACGTGAAGCCTGGGATGCGTGGGAGAAATCCAAGGAAGACTATCACGGCAAGACACAGACGCAAGTCGGACTGCCAAGCGAGAATCCTGCAACTGGGCAGGTAACGATGGAGACCGTCAAGGCGATAATGTACGATGCTGAGAAGCGAGGACTCGGAGACCCAAGGTATCTTGACATCATTCTAAAAGCTGAGACGCAAATCTGCAAGCTTCTCGGGCTGGATAAGGTCGTGCTCGACCTTAACGCAGGCTTCCAAGGCGGCATCGAGGTGCGCTACATCAACTCGGGGCACGAGTGTGCATCCAGCGAGCAGGAAGTAATCGAGCGTGAAGGTTTGGATAGAAATTGATTTTTACACATAATTTTTTCTAAGTTTTAAGTTTTTAGTTTGTAATGGCACTATTTGACGTTATTGGTGAACTGTATGCCCCGAATGCGGACGTGAAGCCAAGGTTTCTAGTAAACCAGGGAGGTACGTCCTCGGGGAAGACATACACCATTATGCAGCGTCTTATAGTGCTTTCTTTTGAGCACCCGATGGCAATTATCACGGTGTGCGGTCAAGACCTCCCGAACTTGAAGGTGGGAGCGATGCGAGACCTGGACACCATCCTGCACACAAGGGCAGAACTGCTGGACTGGTTCAAGAACAACAAGAGCGACAGCAGCTACCGGGGAAAGAACGGCTCCATCATCGAGTTCAAGAGCTACCAGGATGCGCAGGATGCCAAGAACGGTAAGCGTGACTACCTGTTCGTGAACGAGGCGAACGGTGTGCCCTACGAAGTGTTTTGGCAGCTTGCCATCCGAACCCGAAAGCAGGTGTTCATCGACTACAACCCAAGCGCAAGGTTCTGGGTGCACAACAACATCATCGGAAGGGATGACTGCCGTTTGATACTGAGCGACCACCGAAACAACCGATTCCTGACTGAGCAGGAACACAAGAAAATAGAAGAGATTGACGACCCCGAACTTTGGCGAGTGTACGCTAGAGGACTGACCGGAAAAATAACCGGGCTTATATTCACCAACTGGGGTATCGTTGACAAGCTGCCACCAAGGGAGGAGTGGAAGATGGAGTGCAGGGGTATGGACTTCGGATTCACCAACGATCCAACTGCACTGGAGCACGTTATTCTCGCACACGGTGAGCTTTGGGTGGACGAGGAAATCTACCAGCCCGGACTGACGAACGAAGACATCGCAGACCGATGCAAGGAGCAAGGACTGACGAAACGGGACCTCATCATTGCAGACTCGGCAGAGCCTAAGAGCATTCAGGAGATACACAACCAAGGGCTGTGGATAATAGGCAGCACCAAGGGAGCGGACAGCATCAACAACGGCATCGACATCTTGAAGCGTTTCCGTATCAACGTGACAAGGCGAAGCCACGGCATCACCGAGAACCTACAGCAATACAAGTGGAAGAAGTCAAGGGATGGAGAGACAACGAACCAGCCTATAGACGCATTCAACCACGGCATAGACGCAATACGATACGTAGCCTTGAAGAAGTTATCTGTGGCAAGCCACGGAACGGCTAGGGCGCACGTATTAAGGCAATAACTACGACAAAATTATAAAGCGTATGGATAAGAACACTACATTCAAGTACTGGCTGGCAGTGGCAAGGCACACCAGCTATAAAATCGGCAAGCAGCCACGACCAGCGTTTGTCGGGGAGAAACAAGTGCCCGACAATCTCAACCAGCTATCCATCGGACAGCTAATAGACCTATCCCAGCTATCGGACAGCGAGGAAAGTCTGTATCAGATAGTGACAACCGTCCTCGGTCTGAGCCACAAGGAAGTGGAGCAGGCTAGGGCGGTTGATGTCGTTATGCTCATCGGCTGGGTAACAGCAGAGGTGGAGCGCATCAATAAACTCTTCGAGAGCACCGACACAGCTAAGCCAACGAGACTTGAGAAGGAGGCAGGCATCGACACCCTTCGCTTCGGCTTGTTCGGCATGCTGGACTGGTATGCAGTTAGAGTGGGCATCAGCGACCACGACCAAGTGCTGAAGACACCGTGGCTTCGCATCTACAAGTGTATGGAGATGGACAACAAGAGAAGTCTCTACGAGCGGAACCTTCAGAAGTTGCAGGCGGAGGAAATGAAACGTAAATCCAGATAATTATGGCAACAATCAGAGAAACATTAAAGCAGTTGGCAGCAGACACGCTACCGGACTACACCTACCTTTTCGAGGACTGGGACACAGCGGACACCAAGCTGGAGAAGCTGAGCTACCCGGCAATCGTGTGCATCATCCCAGCCAGCGGCACGACAGAGATACGCAACGGCAGGGTTTACGACACCGTGAACGTTGCCCTGGCTTATCTAGACACCGTACCGAGGGGAGCGGAAGGAGAAGACAACGGAGAGTGCATCGACCGGATGAAGGTGGCAGGGGCAAGGATGATACGAGCCATCAACCAGTCGCACCAGTTTGAACCGCTGGAGGGGCAGCAGTACTACGAGACCATCATCGAGCGTTTGAGCACGATCGTGTCGGGCGTAATGTACTCCCTGCAACTGACGCAGAGCATAGGAGGGTGTGAGGTATGAGCAAGGGAGGTATTCAATTCGACCCCAAGGCGGCATCGCTGATAATGAGGGAGGAAGTGGAGAGAGCACGGCAGCTTATCATCAACCATATCCGCATCAACGGACAGAACGCATCTGGACGAACGATAGCGAGCCTAAAGGTGGAGCAGCCCAGCGAGGATGAGACCATCCTATGGGGACACAAGCCATTCGGAGTGCTGGAGACTGGACGAAGGGCAGGAAAGATACCGTACGGCTTCCGGGGCATCATCCGCCAGTGGATGAAGGACAAGGGACTGCACGGCACACCTATCCCCTACAAGACCCAGCGACCGCACAAGTACACACCGCAGGAGCGTGGCGATATGAGTATGGCAGGGGCAATCGCCCACACCATAGCCAGCAAGGGTTCAAGGCTACACCGCACTGGCGGCAGGGCTGACGTGTACAGCAACGTTGTTCCCGATACGATGAAGCGGTTGGGGCAGAGACTTATTTTCTTAATCCACCAGTCGGTGGAAAGTATCAAACTAAACAATGAGACGGTATGAGACAGACAACGAAAAACGGCATCACGATTAAATATGCGGACGCTGTAGGCTTCGCATTCCTTCCCTGCATCATCAAGGCGAGCGGCTCGGGAGTTGCAAGCATAGAGACAACCATCAGCAGGGAGACCAGGGCGCACACGTACAGCGTGGAAGCGTTTGCAGAGAACTGCATCATGGACTACCGGGAATATGTGCAGGCACTCTTCGATGGCATCAGCTTCGGGAACCTCGACTACACCAGGGAGAACCAGCAGAGCAACCTCGGGGCAGTGTTCAATATTTCCGTGAAGGTTAAGGACAGCGAGGGGAGCGACCTTGCAACATTCAGCTATACGACCTTCTACGTGTGGGGAGCGATGAGGGCAGGCGAGACGTGGAACGGATTCAAGAAGCTTACTTGGTTCACGCATTTCCCATTCTCCTTTGGTCTTTATATCAATGCGGCTTCCCAGATTCTTGTCGGCTACGAGGGAGCACCAAACAAGCTTGTCAAGCCTGGAATCGATGGCATCGTTGACATTAGCGCCAGCGTCCTGCCTAGCAATGCGAGGTACTGGAACATCTACGACTACGATGGAAAGATAGAGCAGGGAACGTTCACGGACGTTTTCGACCTTACATTTGCGATGGAGAGCGGGGGAAAGCAGTCTCTTCTTGCAAGGATAGAAAGGAACGACACAGAGAAGGGTATTTATTTGCGATGGATAGACCGACACGGATTTTACCGCTACTGGCTTTTCACGCAAGGCGATGAGAGCAGAGCGATAAGTAGCGAAACCAGCTTTATGCGCAACAACCTCAGAGGGTATGACGATACGATATTCGGCTTCCTTGGAGCGAACGGCAGAAGGCAGGGCTACAGCAGAGAGGATACCATACCGCTTTGCGCACCGCTGGTGGACAGCGAGACGTTCGATTTCCTGCAAGACCTAGCCAGCAGCCCGGTCGTGGATATGTACCTCGGGGGCAACAACTGGCAGAGCGTGACAATCAAGGCAGGAACCTACACCAAGACAACGGCAGAGTTGCAGGATTTCGTCTGCAACCTAGTTATTAACAATACACAGATTCAGCAGCTATGACAGACCAGCAACTTTACATCGATGGCATCTTGATGGATATGAGCGAGGAAACAGCAATCACGCTCGACATTAAGAGCAACCTTTTCCGTGACATCACGAAAATGACCGCCAACACGACATACACCATCAACCTGCCCAAGACAGCACATAATATGGCGGTGCTGGAGTTTGCAGGGAAACCGAGCACAAGCAGCAAATACCCCTATATTTTCCACACAGCACGTTTTTTTCGTAATGGACTGGAGATTATCCGCAATGGAAGGGCAAGCGTGCTGAGCGTAAAGGAAACCATCGAAATCTCGATTTATTGGGGATTATTCCAGGCACTGGCAATCCTGCAATCGTCTGACTTGAAGTTGAACGAGTTGAATTGCACGAAGTATCTGCGGTTCAACAGATCCAACAGCTACGACACCTACGAGAAGGCGATTTCCGAGGGAGTATTCTATGGAAGCTATGACGCTGCAGCGGTCAAGACATCAAGCGAGGAGTGGCAGGGCTATGACCGCAACGTTGGAGGAAACAGCAACACGACATATTCACTCGTTGACGGTAAGATAAGAACAGGAACAGAGGTCGGAATATATGTATCTGGAGAGGTATTGAACGATGAAACCTACCAGTGCGCCCTAATTCCCTTCACGGCTGGAATGAGAGCGACCATCAGCAGAGTTCTTGGAAAGGGGGACTGTCGAACCTGGGCAATACTCGACACCAACAAGAACATCGTGAGCCTTGCTGCGGAAGCAGGAACGACCGAGACGGAAACCAATCCGACCATAGCCGCACCCGACCCGATTTTATCAGCACCCATCGGTGCAGGTACCCTTTGCGCCAGTGGAGACACGAAAACGGCTATGACGACTATCAGCATCCGATTTGCACTGAAGGACGGAGCACCAGCAGGGCAGGTGGAATACGGAAGCTATGACCCTGCCACTGGATTTACGGAAGCCTGGGGAGTGGAAGACGTACCAGCAGACAAGGCAGGTACAGAAATCACGGTTAACGTAACCAGGTATAAGCAGGCAGGTAGGCTCATCTACGTGAAGCCATCAAAGGACGGAATGCTCTACTGGATAGAAGGTAGTACGGAGAGCAACTACTACGTATCGGGCGGCACGCAGTATAAGACATCGAACTTCGCACCATTCAGCGTGAAGTACACCAGCGACAGTGAGCCTATCGATGTAGCCCTTCAAGCACCAGCCACGGCAGCGTGGCTTATAATCAACGCAATCAGGGACTACAGCACTGGTACGACCATTCAAGTTAAGAGTGAGACGGAGAACCGGGCAAGAGCAAGAAGCAGGGAAGTACAGACTTCTTCGAGCGGTGGCACGTTTGACGGAGGTGGCTCATTCGGTGGAGGTGGTTCATTCGGTTATGCGAACAAGGGAGCAATCCAGCCAAGCGTCACGGTGCAATATATCCTAGACCTCATCACGGCACAGACCGGGGTTGCATTCGGATGGAGCAGCCAGGCGAAGGAAACCATCAAGGGGCTTGCCGTCCCATTGATTACAAGGAAGGCAGATGCACAGACGGTCGTAGGCAGCTTTGAGGGTACTTTCTTCGCAACAGCGAACCTCGGCATTCTCGAGTTCCAGCCAACGAGCCTATCGGAGGTTTTCGATGGACTGGAACTTGCACAAAGATATAGCCAGCTGAATGTAAAGATTGCCTGCACGATGATTTTTGACGTTCAGATGAACTGGTCGTGGGATGCATCGAATGCACGCCCGAATGGGTATGTCGGAAGTTCTTATGAAGGCTCCACCGAACATAACGGAGTATATCAGTACGAGCCTTGCTACGTTGAAATCAAAGTCGTATCAAAGCATACGAGCGACCAGGAAGAAAGCGAGTACACCAAGACATACATCGCAGGCAAGGAGATAGACGAAGATGATTCTTCTTCTAGAAGGTATATTACAGACTACGACTCGGACAAGGTAAACGGACGGTTCATACACCTTGCAGCAGGACGAGGGGAGATAGAACTTGAAGAGGGTGACATCGTGACTTTCGAGTTCAAACACTACGGAAAGGGAGTATTGAGAGATTTGCGTGGGTACAACGGACGCATTTCAGCAAGCATCAGTCAGAGCGATGAAGTACCCTACGGAGGAAATTTCCCTATCGGCAAGAACCTGCCCGACATCAAGGTAACGGACTTCTTGAAGTGTATCTGCATTCTGACATCAACGTTCCCAAGTCAGCGGTTTACCGGGGGAACGCTTGCGCTTACGGACATCGTGAGCCTATGGGAAACCAAGGCGCAAGCGGTGGACTGGACGAAGAAGCTCATCCCAAGCGAAGCCTGCAACCATCCAAGGCAGACCGATTTCAGCGTAGAGGACTATTGCCAGCATAATATCTACAAGTGGAAGGAAGACGATACCGTCTATCGAAAGCACGATGCGGATATGGAGATAGATAACAAGACGCTGGAATATAAGCAAGACGTTTGTACGCTGCCATTCGCAGCCACGGACGGAAACCGCATACCGATATACGAGTGGGAGAGTACGCAGCACACCTTTGGCAGAACCGCCAAGATAACGGTACAGACAGCCACCAAGTACAAGGCGTGCAAAGACCGAATCGTGAACCTTACAAAGGACGATACCGGCTATGCGGTATTGGCTTTCAACATCGACCTTCAAGGTATCTTCGACAGCAAGCTGGAGAAGTTGAGAAAGACGGTTGCGAACCCTCACCAGATAACGGAGCGTTTCAACCTTTCCGATTTGGAGATACTGAACTTTGACGAGACGAAGCCAGTGTACCTTGCCCAGTATGGAGCGTATTTTGCTGTGCTGGAGATAAAGACAAACAGCAGCGGATACAGCGAGGTTACAATGATAGAGTTGAACAATTAAAACACGAGAAACTATGGTAAGTGAAGACAAACAGCAGATACTTGACATCAAGGTCAAGTACGAGGATGCAATCTACGGCATCATCAGATACAAGGAGAAGATAGACCAGCTAAAGCAATCCATCAAGGACTTGCAGCAGCAGGAAAAAGACAAGACCATCACGACCAACGAGATGAAGGTGCAGACGGAAGCCATCAACGCAACCATCAAGGAGTACCAGTACAACGTGCGAGCCTTGCAGAAGGAGATACAAAACAATGTGCGCACAGAGAACGAGCAGGAGGGCAGCTTGAAGCAGTTGCGTGCCCAGCTATCCAACGCCACCAAAAAGTACGATGAGATGGCGAAAGCAGAACGTGAGGGAGCGAAGGGGCAGGCACTAGCCAAGCACATCAACGAGATAACGGAAAAACTGAAACTGGCAGAGGAACAGACACAGCGGTACTACCGGAATGTAGGTAATTACTACAACTCAATGCTCGACCTTGCAGCAGACCTTCAGCACGTAGTACCGATGGGTGGCGGTGGAGGTGTTGGCGAAGGCATCAACAGCTTTTCAAACACCGTAGTGAACCTCGGAAAGAACGTGAAGGACATCATCCCGAACGTCAAGGCTTTTGGCTCAACCCTTCTGGGACTGGCAACGAACCCAGTATTCCTGGGGTTGGCAGGAGTAGCAGGCGCAGGAATGGCATTCAAGTGGTGGTTTGACTACAACAAGGGATTGATGGAAGCCACACGACTGACAAGGGAGTTCACTGGCTACACTGGCAAAGCATTGGAGACGATGAGGAACAGCATCGCAGCCACAGCGGACACGATGGGAAAGGATTTCAATGACGTGCTAGCCACAGCTGACAACCTTATGGCTAACTACCACCTATCGGGAGAGGAAGCGATGAAGGTTATCAACGATGGCTTTGCGAGCGGTGCAGACCTATCGGGCGATATGCTCAACAAGATACAGCAATATGCGCCTACCTTCCACGATGCAGGTATTGGAGCAGACCAGCTTGTGGCGATATTGCAGCAGACCCGAAGCGGCATTTTCAGCGACAAGGGTCTCGACATTATCACGATGGCGAGCAAGAAGATACGAGAAATGAGCACAGCGACATCCGCAAGCCTTGACGCTATCGGCATTTCCAGCAAGCAGGTGCAGCAGGAACTTTCCAACGGAACAAAGAACACCTTCGACATCATCCAGCAGGTAGCATCGAAGATGAAGGACTTTGGAGCAGACAGCCAGCAGGTGGGCGATGTGCTGAAGAACGTCTTCGGAAAGCAGGGAGCGGCAGCAGGCATCCAGCTCATCGAACAGCTCGACACGATGACAACCGACATCGAAGAGGTGAAGAAGCAGACTGGAGAGTGGGGAGAAACACAGCTGGAGAACATCAAGCTACACAAGGAACTCAACACCTACCTTTCATCGATGTTCGATATGAGCCAGCACGGATTCGAGGAGATGATCGAGAAGGGCAAGATGTTCGGCACGAAGGTTCTCGTTCAGATAATGAAGGGGTTATTCAACACCATCAACTACTTCATCGACTGGTACAATGAGAGCCTTCTTTTGCGTGGAGTTATTCAGACATTGGGGGCGGCTTTCCGTGGCGTTTGGTCGGCAGTCAAGGGCGTTGCAAACCTTATCATCGATGCAATGAAACAAGTCGGCAGAAGCCTAAAGGGTGCGCTCGATATATTGGAGGGTATCGTAACGTTCGACCTTTCCAAGGCACAGCAGGGATTCAAGGAGATATTTGACCTTTCCAAGTTCATCAAGGAAGGATGGAAGGATATAAAGCAGACTGGTGCAGACTTCGGAAACGCATTCGCTGACGGATACGAGAACGCAGTGAACGGAAGATTGCAGCACCTAAAGCTAGCAAATGTGGACGGTGGAGCGACCAGCAGCGAGCCAGTGAACGGAAACAAGGGAACGACACCAGCCAAGGGCAGCACCACCAAGACCAAGGCACAGAGAGCCAAGGAGGAAGCGGAAGCCAAGGCAGAAGCAGAGCGCAGGAAGAAGCAGGAAAAGGAATTGCAGGCACAGATTGCTCTTATCCAGTTCCGGTACAACGAGAAGGTAATGGACGCTAAGAAGCGATACCTCGCAGGTATGTACGACAACGACCGAGACTACAGCAACGACCTCGAACAGCTGGAGAAGGATATGGTGGCACGAAGCATTGACGCATACGTGGCGGCAGGTGAGATTGGAGCGGAAAAGGCGCAGGAAATGCAGGCAAAGCTGCTCGACATTATGATTAAGGCAAAGGCAGACATCAAGAACCAAGCAAAGGAGATTGTGGACGAAATCAACAAGGAGTTCGAGGAAGCAGAGAAGAAGCGCAGGGATGCGGACATTATGAACGGTGGCACTGGTGAGGAAGACGATGCTGCCAAGCTGGAGAGATACAAGGCTTTCCTCGACAGCAAGATTCAAGCCTACAAGGACTATGCAGCCGTGCAGGAGCAGCTGCAGAAGGATTTGAGCGATGCAGAAGTCAAGGAGCAGGAGGAAGCCAACAAGAAGAAGGCAGCTTTGCAGGAAGAGCAACTGAAAATAATGAGCGATATGATACAGACGATGGGTGACGGTCTGTCCGAGTTCTTCGAGAGCGAGGATAAATCGCTACACTCATTCCTTAAATCGATGCTGACATCAATTCTGGACGCAATCGAAATCGCAGTTAACGCTTACTTTGCACAGATCCTCGCCAAGGAGATAGCAAGCAAGTCGTGGGGAGGTGTTGCGAGTGCAGCAGCATTGATGGCACTTGTCAAGGCAGCGTTCGCAGGAGCTAAAGCACTCGTCAAGGGTTTCTCCACTGGTGGCTACGTGCAGGGTGCAGGCACTGGAACGAGCGACAGCATCCCAGCGAGACTTTCCAATGGCGAGAGCGTAATGACAGCCAAGGCGACATCGATGTTCAGCCCGATATTGTCCGCATTCAACCAGCTGGGAGGTGGTGTGCCTATCGTAGTAAACAACGGAGGCAGCAACATCGGAATGGATATGCTGGCGGCAGCGGTCGCTAGAGGGTATCAGATGGCTCCACAGCCAGTAGTGAGTGTGGAAGAGATAAACCGAACCCAGCGGAGAGTGCAGACGATAGAGAATATCGGCAGGCTCTAAATGTTGCAGTTATTTCATCAAGATTTGCGTTCTGAGCGGTTTTTGGTCGAAGGTGGTAAAGTTATACGCCCAAGGCAATAAAAGCCGCTTAGAGCGCAAATTTTCGGCTTGTTTAGGAAAATTAACTGTTTAGGAGATAAACATATTGAAAATTATCGTATCTTTGCAGCGTTTTAAAACTTAAAAATCACGATTCAATGGCAAAACTCAGAATATACAACGACATAGACAGCCAGGACAACAAGTTCTGGTATCAATGGTGGGGTGGTGACTGCGTATGTTTTCAAGATATAGATGTTTTTGCAGCAAGCATCCCGAAAGACGATGATACCATCGATATGCGTATCTTCTGCAATGGCGGCTCTGTGGTTGAAGGCTGGGCAATTTACGACCGACTGCGGCAGAGCGGAAAGAAAATCACCTGCACCGTTGAGGGCAAGGCAGCTAGTATGGCAACAATCATTATGCTGGCAGCACCAAAGGAGAGCCGCAAGGCATACGAGAACGCTGCATTTCTCCTGCACAATCCGTGGGTTCCAGGCTGGTGTCTGGGCGACCAGCTGAATGCAAAGGACTTAAAGAACCAGAGCGAAGAAATGCAGATGTGGCAGGACAAGATGGTGGACGCATACGTAGAGCGGTGCGAGTGCGACCGGGAAGAGATACAAGCCTTGATGGATAAGGACATCTTCATCAGCACCAGCGAGGCTTTGCGCCTAGGTCTTATCAGCAGCACCGTTGCACCAATCAGCGCAAGCGCATCTAAGCGCAACATAGAAAATTTTATCAATTCAAAACAACAAAATCCAAAAGCAATGGAGAAGAAAACAGAAGTAAAGGCTTCTCTCCTCGACAAGATTCTCGCCAAGCTGGGCGTGAAGACACTGGAGGAAGCAGAGCAGGCGGTGGCAGAGCCACAAGCCAAGGTAGAGCCAAAGGCAATGGAACTCAACACAGCGGACGGACAGACACTGACCGTGGAGCGTGAGGAGGGAGACCCGCAGGTTGGAGACAAGGCAAGTCCTGACGGTACGTTTGAAATGCCGGACGGCAAGACAATCGTTGTCGAGGATGGTGTAATCACCGACATTCAGACCGCAGACGATAAGGAGCCGGACAATGAAGGCGGTGAAGGTGGTGATGGCGGCAGCGCATCAAGCACCGACAACGACACCGTAGCCAAGTTGAAGCAGCAGGTTGCAGCACTCAAGCAGCAGTTGAACGACACCAAGGCACAGCTGGCAGGCGCACAGAAACTTGCGAAGAGCAAGGAGGATATGCGCATCTTGAATGCCGTGAAGATGGCAGGCGGTGCGGAGAAGGTGTTGGCAGGCTTCAGCAGCCACTACCAGCCAGCACAGCGACAGCCAAGCGGCAAGGGCGCAGGCGACAACGTGAACCCAGTCGAGGAAGGCAAGAACGCCATCAAGGAGAGACTTGCCAAGCTCCACAAAAAGGGCAAGAAGTAACCAAGTATTAACCCATTAAATCAGAAGAAAATAATGGCAGGATTTACACAGAAGCAGATGGAGAACTTGACTCTCCAGCCAGAAAACCTCGATAGCATCAAGGATGCCATTCAGGAGACCTTCTTCAAGGATGAGGATTTCTCTTCATTCGTCAACATTATGAAGGTCAAGAACGATGACCCTATTGCACTTATCGGTGAGATGGAAATGGTCGGTAAGAAGGGTGGTGGTTGCGACCCTACCTACGATGAGAAGGGCATCGCCAACAGTATGAAGCGTTGGGAACTCGGACAGTGGGAAATCCCTATCAAGATTTGCTACGAAGCATTGAAGGGTTCAATCGCAGAGTACAGCCTTAAGACTGGTACAGAGATTGGCGACCTTACCAGCACCGACTTTATGACAATCTACACCGATGCACTCCAGCGAGCCATGCAGCAGATGATCTGGCGATTCGGCTGGTTTGGCGACAAGGTGGCAGCACTCGCAGGTTCGGGTGGCGGCAAGCTGACAGCAGGCTCGAACGTTGATATGTTCAACGTCTGCGATGGTCTGTTCAAGCGAATCTTCACAGCCACAGCGGCAAAGAACCATACCACCATCGCAGCCAACAGCGAGACCACGGCAGCAGCGCAGGTTTCAGCATTGCGTAAGAAGGGTGCAGCTACAGCTCTCGTTGACACCATCTTGATGGACGTTGACACACGTATCATTGACGACAGCGATGCAGTGCTGCTTATGACACGCTCGCTTGCTGACGCATTGACCTACGACATCAAGCAGACCTACAACCTCATCATGCCGTGGGATAAGGTTTTCGATGGCTTCGATGTAGCGACCTACAACGGAGTGAAGATTGCACGTGTCGGTATTTGGGACAGAATGATTAACGCATACGAGAAGGGCGAGACAACAGTCAACCTTCCACACCGTGCGGTATTCTGCAACCCTAAGCACCTTATGGTGGGTACTGATGCAGATGCACTCATTAGTACCCTCGACATCTTCTTCGACCAGAAGGATCGAAGAAACTACATCTACGCAACTGGTAAGATTGGCACGGCTCTCCTCGAAGAGAATATGATCCACGCAGCTTACTAATCGCTCCAAATCTTCATAAAGTATCAAGTTTACAAATCCTCAACACCCACAAAAACGGTGTTGGGGATATAACAATTAAAAACGAATCAATATGGCAACAACTTGCGAGAGCCTTATCGCCCAGGACATCATCATCCCTTGCGAAGACCAGGTAACAAAGGGATTGGAGGGCGATGGACTTATCATCAACCGAGACGACATAGACTTTACCAAGTCCGTTGTCGTGGGTAATACAATCAACACATTGGTGCTGAAGACTGGCAAGAAGGCATACGCTATCCGGCAGGAGGGCAGCAAGCCATTCACTGGAACCAAGACCGAGCTTACCGTTGGCACGTACCGAAACAGCTGGAAGAACACCGTAGCAGTCGTTGTATTGGCAAACACACCCGATGTTTGCGCCAATATCATTGACGGCTTGGCGAACGGAAAGTTTGTCATCATCCTGCGCAACCTTTCAAAGGGAGCGGACGGGAAGGCAGAGTACCAGGTATTCGGGTATGCGCAGGCACTGAAGGCAAGCGCAGGCGAGAACGACAAGTACTCGGACGACACCGAGGGCGGCTGGCTTATCACGCTGGAAGAGGAGAGCGTACCGAAGGCAGCTTACTTCTTCTTCGATACCGACAGCGAGACCACAGCAGCCAAGTACGCCAGTCTGAAAACAGCCGTAGGAGGTTAAGCTATGACCTACGAGGAAGCGACAGCCAAGGTCGGGGAGTTGAAGGCACGTTTTGACAGTCCCTTTGATGCAACCGACAAGGCAGTTATAGAAACTCTATATTTCGAGGTAACACGGAAGCGGTTTGTTCCGACAACCTGCCAGCAGTGTTACCACGATGCTTTAATCGAAATTTATTTAAAACTCAAAAAAGAAAAGGCTATGCCAAAGCAATGTAATTACGCAATGAAGGCAGGCTTCATCATTTCCTGCCCCGATTTCTACCACGGTAAGATTTTCACGAATGAGAACCTGACCGACAAGGTAGCTCACGAATATCTTACGAAGTACCCACAGATGGAGAAATACTTCCAGAAGATACCCAGCGAGGAACTCATCGAGAATAAGGAACTGCCAGCAGACAGCGACAAGAAGAAAGACCTCGACCAAGCCGAAAAAGCAGGCAAGGAAGAATAACAAAACAACAAGTAAAACGACACAAGCAAGATGAACGTAAAGACAGTTAAGAAGCCGAAACGAAGGGTTGATATTGGATACGTCAGCCGATTCAAGATGCAGGCATACGGATATGATAATCTATATCCGCAGAACCTCGCACGCATCACGGAAGCAAGCGGAACGGCAATGCTCTGCCTTAACCGTTATGCCCGATTCATTGAGGGCTATGGCTTCGATAGCGATATTATCGCAGCGTTAGCGATGAACCAGCAAGGGGACACGGCAGACGATTTACTGCGTAACGTATCGAGCGACCTTGCGAGATTCGGAGGTTTTGCCATTCACGTTAACTACAACGTTCTAGGGCAGGTGTCGAGCGTGACCCACGTACCCTTTGAGAATTGCCGATTGGAAGAGACGGACGACAAGGGGAACGTGGCGCACGTCTTGTTGCATCCCGACTGGGAACAGAAGAAAACGAGGAACGGAAAGAGGTTGATGGTGAACGAGAAGACCGTGGAGCGCATCAACGTCTTCAACCCCGACCCCGACATCGTGACGCAACAGATTGAGAACGCTGGCGGCATCGACAGCTACAAGGGACAGATTCTGTGGCAGAGCCTTGACGGTAAGTTTACCTATCCTACAGCCAGCTACGATTCTGCCATCACTGAGATTTCGACCGATGAGGGACTTGGAAACGTGAAGATGAGAAACGTGAGAAACAACTTCCTCGTATCGTGTATGCTCGTAACCAAGAAGGGCGTGCCTAAGTTCGATGAGAAAGGCGAAGAGGTGGAGAGCGGACAGATGATTTCCGATGAAGACCTTCTGCAGTTCCAGGGGGACGAGAACACAGCGAAGATACTTGCTGTAGAGGTTGAGAACGAGGAGGACGAACCGAAGGTTGTGTCTTTCCCTACGAAGAACTTCGACAAGGAGTTCTCCGTGACCGACAGCAGCGTTATCGAACGCATCTACGCCCAGTTCCATCAGGAACTCTTCTACTCCATCCGTATTGGCAAGCTGGGATTCAGCGGACAAGTGATGCAGGATGCCTATGAGTACTATGCTGGAGAGGTGACGACAGAGCAGCGATTCATTGAGCGAGCCTTCAAGAAGATTTTCGAGAACTGGCACGACCCAGGCATTCAGAACATAGACCCCAAACTACAGCCGTTGAAGTATATCAGCAGCGAGGCGGGAAACAACACCATCAAAAACGAATGACCATGCCAAAGATTGAACGTAAACCATTATTGACGGTCGAGCAGTTCAAGCAACTTGCAAGACCGACCAGCGCACACCTTGATGAGGATGAGGTGGAGAAGCTTATCCGAGAATGCGAGGATGCCTTTATCTTGCCAGCCATCGGCTGGGCGAACTTCAAGGCATCAATCGGACTTTGCCCATGGGACAACACCTTCGACGATTCTTTTATTCCCGATTTATTCTTGGACGGAGGCGAGTGGGACACCAAGGAGAGAGACGAGGACGGAAACGAATTCAAGAAGCTAAGGTATTGTAACGGTGTACGCAAGGCGGTCGCTTATTTCACGTATGCGAAGTTATTGCGAGCCGATGGAACAATTATAAGCCGTGCTGGCGGTATGCGTCACAGAGACGAATATTCCGACCATGTGCAGGACATAACCAACAACAAGCAATACAACGACATTATGGGATTGGCAGAAGGGTATTTATCCGACTGTCTATATTATCTTAAGTATCACGCAAAGAGCAAGCAGATAAGCCCGGTTAGAGGTAGTCGGGCGCATGTGCATGCGATAGGAGACTAGAGCGTATGGCAGACACAGTAATCAAGACAATTTCCCAAATGCGGGAGGTGGCTCAAAAGGTCAAGAATGAGACGGAGGTCGGTTGCAATACCGCAGACCGTGTAGGAGGGCTTTTCGAGGACATCGTAAACCATATCGGGCATCACGAAGACAGCCTTTTAGTCCTTGGGGAAAGCGAGTATAATTCCATCAAAAAGGACGAAAGCAAGATTTATTTTGTTTACGAGGAGGAATAGGTATGATTCGGGCATTTGGACACGACATAGCGATAATACAAGCCAAGGGCAAGGTTATCGCGGCGGTCTATCGAGGAGCGAGGCTTGTTTGGCAAGCGGTCCGTTCTTGCTTCGGGAGCGGGCACTGGATAGACTCTAAACCATGGATTGATAGCGAAGCATGGAAAAATAATTAAAAGTAATAACAATGGCAAAAGTTTATGATAAACCGATAAACCTTTCCACCAACTGGGGAGGGGATTCCAGCACTGGAAACTTGCCGGTGTCGGGACGGCGAGTACAAGAACTCATCAAGAACACATTCGCTAAGAAGGGCGGCTTCTTCCAAGTTAAGGATAGCAAGTTTTTGCAGGTTTTTGCCAGCGAGGAAGACGCTAAGAACTACAACAAAGACAGCGAGAAATACGCCGACTTGGTCCTCTCGCAGATTCAACTTCCGAACACTGGAGCAACGCAAGCGACAATGAAAAATACGATTCTCGCCACGCCTAGCGAATATACGACCCCTGGGAGTGCCGAGATTTTCAAGTTTAGGTACTTATCCTATTACGACAACGAGCAAGACCTTTCTCAGATGAGCGGTTCTTGTACGGTTTACGTTGCGGGTTTGCAGCGTGAGCGCATTTCCCTGCGTTCGGGCAGCACCTATACGATTGATGTAACGAAGTACATAGGCGATGATGTTACGGAAATCAGATTCACTATCGACAACGGGGAGGGAAGCAGCAGAAGCTACGTTTATGAAGTCACAACCGTAAACCTTTTTGTTTCTTCAAGCTTCGATAGCGTGACCGCATACGAGGGTGCAATCCCATTTGTGTACACACCAATCGGCAATATCAAGAAGGTCGTCCATATTCTCTTGGACGGCGAGGAGATACACACAGAGGAGACGGAAGTCAACAACCGCCAGCAGTCCTTTGAGATTCCAGCGCAAGCGCACGGAGCGCATAGCCTGGAAGTTTATCTGTCCGCATCCGTGCAGGGGTCGGAACTGGAGAGTAACCACCTTAACTTTTCGCTCGTCTGTATCGAGCGAGGAAACGAAACCCCAATCATCGCTAGCACCATGGAACATATCTATATGAAGCAGTACGAGACGGTTTCCATTCCTTTTGTGGTTTATGATCCATTGAACAACCCAGCAGACATTACCTTGAAGATTAACGGCTCAACCGTGGCAACCCGAAAGGTTGACCGCACCCAGCAATCGTGGGTATACAAGTCGATGAGCCAAGGCGGTGCCGCTATGACGATAACTTGCAGAAGCGTAAGCAAGACTTTCCCATTGACTGTTGACAAGTCTTCCATTACATCAGAGGCAGAAACCCGAAACCTCGAGTTGTTCCTAACCTCGCAGGGCAGGAGCAACCAAGACACCAACAAGGAGATATGGAAGTACAATGACATCGAAGTTTCTTTCAATGGTATGAACTATCAGACCAACGGCTGGGTCGAGGACTCGGACGGCAACATTGCAATGCGCTTAAGCGGCGGTGCAACAATGAGCATACCTTTGCATTTGTTCGCCAAGGACATCAGACAGACTGGAAAAACAATCGAGATTGAGTTTGCCGTAAGACAGATAACCGACTTTACAAGCGTAATCCTATCATGCATGCAGGGCGGCATCGGCTTGCAACTGACCCCTAACACGATTTCCATTACATCGGAGCAATCAGCACTGGAGACCAAGTACAAGGAAGATGAGCGTGTCCGCATCTCTTTCGTTATCGAGAAGCGAGCCAATAACCGATTGATGCAGATTTACATCAACGGCATCAAGTCCCAGTCCTTGCAGTACCCGAACAACGATGGATTCACGCAGTCGGCACCTGTAGGAATAACCGTTGATTCTTCGACAGCCACGATCGACATCTACAATATCAGAAGCTATTCCAACAACCTCAATGCCCAGCAGCTTCTGGACAACTACATTGCGGATATGGACGACATAGAGAAGAAACAGACTATCTTCAACCGCAACCAAGTTTATGATACATACGGCAATTTGAGCTATTCCAAGTTGCTGGAGCAGATTCCGTGTCTCATTATCACTGGTGAGCTTTCCCAGTACAAGGGCGACAAGAAGACCGTAGCTATCGAGTATGTGGACAAGAACAATCCAGCGAATAGTTTCACCGCAGACGGCGTGGAGCTGAACGTGCAGGGTACTTCTTCCCAGTACTACCCACGCAAGAACTACAAGGGCAAGTTCAAAAACGGCTTCAATATGACCGCCAGCGGCAAGCACGAGGATAACTTTGCGCTTGATAAAGATGCAGTTTTGCCAGCGAACGCCTTCTGCTGGAAAGCGGACTTCGCAGAAAGCAGCGGCACACACAACACTGGACTTGCTAATTATATCGGCTGGATGCTCAAAGAGGCGGGCATACAGACAGAGCCACAGAAAAAGAACTCGCTCATCCGTACGACCGTATATGGAGAGCCATGTTTGATTTTCCACAGAAGTAAGGCAGGGGAGACACCTCTGTTCATCGGCAAGTACAACTTCAACACCGACAAGAGCGCAGAGAACACATTCGGCTTTGCGGAGGGGGACGAATCGTGGGAGTTTCTGAACAACACCAGCGACCGCTCGAACTTCCTTTCAGCCGATTTCAGCGGTGACGGATGGAAGAACGATTTCGAAGGTCGTTATCCTGACGGCAACGAAGACATCTCAAAGATGAAGGAAGTGTTTGCATGGGTAGTTTCTTGCAAGGGTAACGTTGACAAGTTCAAAACAGAACTGGAACAATATTTCGACAAGAAGACAATTCTCTTCTATGACCTCATTACATTGGTTTTCGGAATGGTTGACCAGCGAGCGAAGAACCAGTTCTTGACATATTACACTGGCGGCAAGTGGCTTTTCATTTTCTATGATAACGATACCGTCTTCGGCATCAACAACGAGGGTGCAATCGGATTCAGCTACAACATCGAGATACACGATGTTATCGGCAACTTGAACGCTTACAATGGAGCGAACTCCTTGCTTTGGGAGCTCGTTGAAAGCGCATTCGCAGATGACATCAAGAGCCTTTATCAGACCTTGCGACAGAAGAACATTCTGACCTATGACAAGGTTATCGAGTATTGCAACACAAGACAGAGCGACAAGTGGTGCGAGGCGGTTTACAACGAAGACGGCTATTTCAAGTACGAGTCTCCTTTGATTGACGGATATACGGATTATTCCAGCGGTACGGCTCAGACCGTGAAGACTGGAGCGTTCTTGTATGCCCTTCAAGGTAGCCGTGACGCTCATCGCCGCTGGTGGCTTTACAACCGATTCAAGTATATGGATTCCAAGTTCCAAGCGGGTTCTTCTTTATCCGACTACATCACGTTCCGAACATACACACCTAGCGTTTGGGCTGGTGTCGAGCCAAAGGCGGACATCACCATCGGAGCGTTCTCTGCAATGTACGGAACAATCCGCTGGGGTAGCGTGACCAAGAGCGAGAGAATGAACGAGGGAGAGGTTAAGACCATAACTGCACCTGTCGGCACGAAGTTTAATGACACGGAGACCATCATTTACAATGCTTCTATGATAAAGAGCATTGGCGACTTGTCGGCTCTATACATTGGCACGGTTGATGTATCGAAGGCAACCAATATAACAGAACTTATTATCGGCTCATCGGTGAGCGGCTACCAAAACAAGAACTTCAACGTTTTGTCCCTGGGTAACAACTCGAAGCTGAGAAAGCTGGATATTCAGAACTGCCCGAACTACACCACAAGCATTGACGTGAGCGGCTGCGAGAACGTCGAGGAGATTTATGCGAGAGGCACTGGCGCAACAGCCGTGAACCTTGCTGAGGGCGGCGTTCTCAGAGTTTTGCAGCTTCCAGCTACCATTACCAACTTGACGTTAAAGAACCAGCAGAAGCTGGGGCTCGGTTTAACCATGGAGTCGTGGGCGAACCTTTCAACACTAGTTGTCGAAAACTGTCCAAATGTTGACTTCTTAAGTATCGCAGACAGCGTTCTTTCCTCAACGAACTCATTAAAGTACGCTAGATGCACCAATATTGATGCAACCAAGGCAGATTTCAATATCTTAAATAAACTTTCAAGAATCAAAGGAATTGGCGATAACGGCGAATATACGGAAACCGCATATTTGAGCGGAAAATATGTTGTGCTTAAAGCTATCGAGGAAGACATCGAGAGAATGAAGAGTCTTTATCCTTATTTGTCAATTTCAGCAAGAACAACGCTGAGAACCATATTTGTTACATTCGAAGTGACAAGTCAATATGGAGCAATAAAAGGAGCGACCGTTGAAATCAATAGCTTGATATACGACCTTTCCTCGGGAACGGCAAAAGTGCCATTAGCCAAAGGAGAACGCTACGATTACGTTATCCGATATAGTGGCGGAGAAGATACTGGAGTCATCACACCTTCTTCAGATACGACCATATCAAAGTCGTACGAAATCGAATTCGACATAATGACGATGAAGCCAGAGTCTAACGGAAAGATGCAATTATTGATAAAAGGCACGGCTATTCATATAACTCTTTATTCGGGAAGTGGCATAATCACGGACTGGGGAGATGGAACAGCGAATTCCGAACTTTCGCATACATATACAGATGGCAATTCTATGCACAACATCTCTATTGATTCTGTAGACGATGGCATAAGTTCGATATATTTTGGCAGTGACACCGTTTTGGCTTTTTGGGGCATAGGAAGCTCAAAGGCTAGAATTTCACGCTTTGAATGGCAAGGAAAATTGGAATACGTCACCGATGATTTATTCTACAATGGCTATGATAGTATTAGTAGGTTTTTCAGACAATGCTATAAACTTAAAGAGATACCAGCCAAATTGTTTGAACAGATACCAGAATTGACTGGTATTTATGATTATTATAATGATTGTATGTTTTGGAATTGTATTTCCTTAAAGGAAATTCCAGCAGGGCTTTTCGACCCGCTAGTCAATTTGACAGAAGCTGGAAGCTTATTTTATGGCTGCTCTTCATTAAAGGAAATTCCAGCAGGGCTTTTTGATAAGCTTGTAAAAGTAGAGTTCAAATATAATAGTGCAAGATATGGACTTTTCGAGAACTGTAGTAAGCTAGAGGAATTCCCGTATAATTTGTTCGATAAGAACGTGAAAACTAGTACGTTTTATTACGTATTCAAAAGCACAGCCTTGAAGGTCGGTTTTCTGCCACTCTGCAAAGAGTCCAATGCTAGTTATGTAGCCATCTACGAAAATTGTAGTAATATGCAGAAGCTCATTGCCCGAACTGCCACACCTTGTACTATAAACGCTTACACAATTCCGAGCGCAAGTCAGTTAAAAATTTACGTTCCTGATTCGGCGATAGAGACATATAAGGCGGCAACGAACTGGAGTGCCTACAAAGATAAGATTGTCGGTTGGAGCGAGTTGACGGAAGAAGAGAGACAGAAATATGGTTTAACCTCATAAAGTGTAATAAGGTATGAATATAGACAAGAACAATAGCAAGCACATCATCGCTGATGATGGCAAGACGTTCGAGCGCATCGCAGATGGCACGAACTATGGCAAGGAGATTTATCTAGGGTATTCGTATTTCATTGGTGGGGAGAAGTTGGACGTTCCCCACCTTGACACGCCCGAGGACTTCCGAGAGGTTGACGAGCCAAAGGAAGATGAACAAAAAGAGAACAGAGATGAATGACAAGGAGAAAGAACTATGGCGAGTTATAGACAACGTAATCAAGTGTTGCGCTATTGAACTTCAGAACGGAGAGCTGAGCATTACGAGAGAAGACGTTCTCGGCAAGTCGAGAGCCGAAAATCTCGTGATGACACGATGTATGGTCGTTGAGCAGATGATACACGCAGGATTCAGCATAACGACCATTGCGACCGTATTAAACCGCACCGTTCCAGCAGTGAGACATCTGTGCAAGATGGCTTACACCTATATCAGCACGTCTCGAGTTTATCGACTTGCCACGGCACAAGCGACCCTTCTAAACAAGGACGTTGAGCCGATTTGCATTTAGAAACAAAAAGAAAATAACCAAAAGCGTTCTTTGAAAATAATTCGATAAATACCCCTGCACTAACTTTTTGGAGCGAGCCAAAAATCAGAGTATCTTTGCAGCGGATTCAAATATTTTGTTTCCGTAACGTAATTAACTCAAAATTTTATGGCAGACACAATCGAGAAAGTTTATTGCACTGGGGACGGTGGCAATGACAACCTGGCGGCAGCGTTGCTCGCTAGAGGTAGAGACAATGATCCAGCGACTATGCTGGCAGCAATGAACGGTGGTATGGGCAACTGGATGAATAACCCGTTTGCCTATATGATGATGATGGCTTGGATGCGAGACTGGAATAACCGTGGCGGCAATTTGCAGGACACGGAATTGCAGAATCAGATTGCGAGCCTTCGCACACAGATGCAGGACGGCAATAATACGGCTCTCCTGATGGACGCAGTGAAGGGCAACAATGTTGCTCTTGGTCAGCTGGCGCAGAATCTTAACTGCGATATGAACCAGCTGCAGAATGCAGTCTGTGGCGTGCAGGCAGCAATCCAAGATGTAGGCGGCAAGGTTGGTTTCAGCGCAGAGCGAGTAATTAACGCAGCGAACCTCGGAAACCTCAACATCATCCAGCAGTTGAAGGACTGTTGCTGCACCACCCAGCAGAACATCAACCGCATGGGCTACGAGAACCAGCTGGGGCAGAAGGACATCATCAACGCAATGCAGCAGGGGTTCTGCTACACCAATACTGGGCTGGAGCGAGGCTTCAGTAACCTCGGCAACCTCATCCAGACGGTCGTTTGCGACTTGAAGACCTCGGGCAAAGAGAATACTCAGCGCATCGTTGATGTTCTGAACAACCACTGGGAGCAAGACCTTCGCATCCAGCTAGAGGACAGCAAGCGCAGAGAACAGACTGGTTTCATTATCCAGCAGCTGAAGACCACCACGACCACCACTGGAGCGTAGGAGGTCTTAACAAAATCTATCAAGGGGCAACTCGCTGTTCTATCAGTGAGACCCCTTTTTGTCTATTTATCGAATTATCTAAAAAGAGCGCATTATGGAATTTAAGAATATACAAAGAAATCACCCGGTCTATCTGCTAGACAAGCAGACGGTGGAAGTTAAGGAAGGCAAGGTCGTAGACAACCAGCCGCACATCAACACTGGCATCGCAACCATTTCCAGCAGCGGACAGCCAATGCGAGACGTAACAATCGAGGTGGAGGGAAAGCAGACCATCTATACCATCCCCGAACACCTCGGAGTTACCTTTGCAGGCGAAACCGTACTGACAACCGACAAGGCAGACCTTTTGCCCGAAGTTGGGAAATTGGTAAATGAAGCCGATGAGATAATCAAGGCATACGAGCCAAGCAAGGAGCGGAAAGCCAAGGGCGAAGAATTGCTTGCAGCTTTGAACCCGGCAATCAAGGAAAAGCAGGAAACCGAAAAGCGTTTCAAGGCACTTGAGGGCGATATAAGCGGCATTCGTGGTATGGTCAAGCAATTACTCGACAAACTAGGATAGGAGGGCGCACAATGAAGAAAATCATCGTTTTGCGCCATTCTTGCGATAGCGAGGAAGAGCGACACCAGCACCAAGAGAGCGGCATCATCCACAGCTTGCCATACGAGAAGGCTGCAAAGGCACTGATGGGAGCAAGCGGATATGCGGCATACGTTGCCAAGCACGGCTACCACTTCACGAAGCAGCTAGCCATCAAGGCGAGCGAGCAGATGAAGAACGTGGACGGAACGAGCCACCGATGGACGGTTGACGAAATCCGCCTGGCAACAAACAACGAGATAATCTCCAAGGGCACGACCATCGGGGATATTCTCTATTTGGCTAATATGGCTTATGCGGACTTCTATCCTAAGGTAATCAAGACCGAGAGCGACTGCGTACAGTATGCTATTGCCGTAGCCAGCGATCCAGACGGATACGAGGGTATGGCATTCTGCAGGTGGACGGCAGACATCATCGGGAAGGGTGTAACCATTGACTGGGAAAAATTGGAATAAACCAAAAACAAATATTGATATGAACGAAGTATTTCACGATTTCCAGGTGCATCATCTATATCTGTGCGCCCTAGTAATTTTTATCTGTTTCGCTACCATTCTGATAGCGATGACAATTGACTTGATAGCAGGCATTCAGAAGGCGAAGGAACTTCATATTGCAAGAACGTCAACCGGCTTGAAGAAGACGTGCGACAAGGCGAAGAAGTATTTTCCGACATTCGGTATTGCTTCGCTTATGGACGTAGCTACGTGTGTCATCTCTCCATTCCCTATATTCTCCATCGCATGGACGGTGTATCTGCTTTCGTGCGAGTTTAAAAGCATTCGGGAGAAGGCATACGAGAAGGCAGAGATACGCAAGCAAGACCGAACGATGCAGGTAATACTCGAGAACAAGGATGAAATTGCGAAGGCGGTTGTCGAGATAATGAGAGAAGAGCGAAAGAAAGGAGGAGATAATGAGGATAACTAGAGCACAACTTTTAAAGGTAATGCCGAATGCAGGCAGCAAGGCAGACACCTACCTCCCAATCATCAACGGATGGGCGGAGCATTTCCGCATCAATACTCCTTTGCGAATGGCGCACTACCTCGCACAGATTGCCCACGAAAGCGGAGAGTTGAGATACACCAAGGAACTGGCAAGCGGAAAGGCATACGAGGGTAGGAAAGACCTCGGCAACACCCAGCCGGGGGATGGCGTGAAATATAAGGGCAGGGGCTTGATTCAGATAACTGGCAGGGCGAACTATCAGAAGTATGCCAATTATTGCAAGTTCGATGTAGTCTCCAGTCCCGAGCTTTTGGAACGACCGCTGGGAGCAGTCAAATCCTCGATGTGGTACTGGAACCTTCACGGACTGAACCGACTGGCAGACCAAGACAACCTAAAAGCCATTACTAAGGCTATCAACGGTGGGTACCACGGACTGGCAGAGCGTGAGAAATACCTGGAGCGAGCTAAGCAAGCCCTAGAAATCAAGGTGTTTATATAATAAACATATCAATCTAACGTTTTAAAGTATGGAAAATTCAAGAAAAGGGCGAAATTTGCGTTCTTTGGCGTTATTTTTCGCTGTGCTTATAATTACCCCACTTTTGATTTTGGGGTGTTCCTGCGCAAAAACAGCCGCAAATAACTCGGTTTATCGCGATAGCGCACACACCAGTGTAAGACGTGACAGCGTGAACCATCGGCAGAGCCACTGGCAGAACACTCAGCAGCACGACAGCGTATTCAAGCAGGACAGCGTGCTGGTGTACATCAAGGGCGACACAGTAATCAAGGAGCGGTGGCACAACCTTACGACCACCAGGTGGAAGACAACGACCAAGACGGACACCATCGTGGGGGACACCTACGTTTTCGTGACCGACACCGTGAAAGTCAAGCATTACGTGAACCGATACAAGACCCTGGAGATTGAGAAGCCAGCGAGCACTTGGCACAAGGTAAGGCTATTCATTGGCGATTGCGTGATTCTGTTTCTGTTCCTTCTTGCGGTAAACTGGATAAAGGAGCGCATCAAGAAGAGAGTTCAATAGGTTCAATCATAATATCATTTGTTAGAAAGGGCAGGGACGCAAGAAAAGCGTTTTCCTGCCCATTTTTGTGCGAAGAACACTTTTCATTGAGAGAAAAGGGGTAGGGGATATGAGAGTTAGATTATATATTCATTCAAACTAAGGCGTGCGGGTTATTATTATATAGAGTGTGGAAAACTAAGGCAACCGATTGGTAGTCATTGATATACTTACAAGTGAAAGCGTACCGAAAACGACCGAAAGCGTACCGAAAACGACCGAAAATAGCCGTGTTTACGACATAAATAGCAAATAAAAGTTAAAATATTAATATCTTTCGGGGAAAGTTTTGGTGGAACGGAAAAATATTAATATCTTTGCAGTGTGTTTAGGAGATAAACACATTAAACATTCAGTAACTTTAAGCCCTAGGCAACACGGTTAAGCCAAGAAAAATGAAAAAGTCAAATTCAAACGTTTTGGAGTTCACAACAAAGTTTATCAACGCAAACTTCCGCATCAAGGTCTTCGGACGCACAGAGGATGGTAAGAAGATAAACACCCTCGTAGGAGTAAGCGGTATCTTGAAGCTCATCGGAGCGGAACTTTTCAACAAGTTCATCAAGCGAGCATTGAAGGCAGGTCTGGACGCTTGCCGCTGCGCACTCAGAAGAGGATTGGTTGTAACATTGTACGCTAAGTAATCAAGGGAGGGAGAAGCTATGAAGAAGTATTTTGTAAACGGAAAACAGATATCCGAGACAGAAGCAATCTTGATTGATATGGAGAATAAGAGATTGCAGCAGAGCAACAACATTGCAGACTGGGCAGGTATTCAATTTATAATTCAAAGATAGGAGACAAGACAATGGCAAGAGCAAAATATTACATCAAGGAACAGACAACTTGGAGAGACACCGAGAAAGAAGACGTTAGAGAAGTTTTCAACTCTACAAGAAAAGCTGATACAGAGCGATTCTTCAACAGACTCGAAAAGGGAAACGAGAACATCACAGACAGAAGAATGGGATACTTCAAGACTGAGGAGTTTACCATGGCTGGCAAGATGACAACAGAGTATTGGATTGAGAAATATTAATAACCAGCAGGGCGCAAGCCCTGCACAAACAAGTAGAAACAATGGAGAAAATGAAATATTCCGTAATGAAGAAAGACGATGAGGGTGTTGTAACTGAGCACTGGAGATACAAGACCAAACGAGCTGCAAAGGCTTGCTTGAACAGAATGATGAAGCGTATTCTCGCTAGCGAGTACGTAACAGTCGGGGAAGCAGGTATTAATTACTTCAAGGTCGTAGGCTCAACGTTCGCACACAACGAGTTTATCGCTAAGTACTATATTAAACAGAATTATTAACCAGCAGGGCGCAAGCCCTGCACAATATATAAAGTTATGAAACAATACATTTTGAACGGCAAAAATAGCCTTGGGCAAGTTGATAGTCACATCGAAGACTACAGAACCAAGGAGATAATGGAGGAAGAGTTTTCTCGAATTAAGGAAACCTTCAGGAACAACCCACATGCAGAAATGATGGAAGAAGGAGACCGACACTTCAAGGTTAAAATGGGTGGAGTGACATTCAAGTATTACATCACGGAAAGAGAAATTTAAATTTGGTAAGATATGAAGGAATACGACAAGATACCAGCACAAGCAGTGGTCGAGGTAACGACCAGCTGGGGAAGAACCTGCTTAGGAGAGATTGGGCGAGACCTTAAAGAGGGTACGGTGCTCAATGGTTATTATTATCCGGTAAGCAAGGCTTTCGACTTCGAATGGAAGGGAGAGGGCGCAATGCTTTGGATTGGGGACAACGGAAGACTTGTCAGCCTTGGGGAAGGGCAGAAGCACAAGTATATGATGCTTGGTCGTATGCTATCCGATTGCGAGTACTTCCTTCGAAACCCATACGAGCGACACCTCTATTTTCCGAGCATTGCCCGACATTGCAAGGAAATGCGCCAGTACTGGCAGGAGTTGAACATCAAGCCCGACTGGTTAAGCTACAAGCAGATTGGCAAGCTGGAGCACAAGATGAACCGAATGAAAACGAAGCTGGATAGACAATTTAAAAAAGACGGATATGGACGAAAGTAGAAAAAACATCAAGAGAACGAAGAAGGGCACTGGCGCAACGGTCAAGCTAGTTGGCATACAGATAGACAACGACCTTCTGCCGTACCTCAACGCACTGCCCAACAAGTCACGATTCATCAATGATTTGTTGAGAAAGAAATTTTTCGGAAAATAATTTGGTGGTTTCAAAGGAAAATCGTACCTTTGCAGCACTGAATGTTTAAAGTGGTTCCCACTTATTACCCCAGCGGCTCGACTTTTTCACCGCTGGGGTATTTTTGTGCTCTTTTTCCGATTTGCCCCGAAATTTGCGTTCTGTGACGTTTACGTGATAAACACGTAAAACTATCCCCGAAAACGTTTTGAGTCGTTTCTGCGCCAAATTCGAAAGAAATAAGGCTATTTCTTGTTGTTTAGCACGTAATCAATAACCCTGCGGTTAGCATCGTCAACACGAGACAAGTCCGCATTGATGTAGGTATCCGTTACACGGACACCGAACGAGTGACCCAGCGCAAGCGATATTACGTCCTTTGGTATTCCAAGGTTGAAGGCGATTGAAGCCCACGTATGGCGAGCGTAGTACGTAGTAAGCCCAGGGCGAACCTTTCCCAGTTTCTTATTAATCATTACCGTTGCAGAATCAACATTCTTGAAATGCTCCGAGAACCGAAGCAGCTTCTTTTCCCCTTTGTATTTCTCGATGATGCGGAGAGCTTCTGGATGAAGAAGGACGGAGTAATGCCTGCCAGTCTTCGCCCGGTCGTATTCCAGCCTGCCACGGATGATATTATCCTTTTCCAAGGCGAACAAGTCACGCACGTTGATGCCAATCAGCAGGAACATCAGCAGAAACATATCGACCATTTCGTTCCCACCAGCTTCGAAGATAGAGCGGATTTCCTCAACAGACAAGTCTCTCTTTTTCGTTGTCTCAATCCGAAGGCTATACCTGCGGAAAGGGTAGTTCTTCGTCTGCTCATTATCTATCGCAAGATTAAAGACAGCAGCGACACAGAGCATCCTGCTTGTTCTGGTATTCCTCGACAAGCCCTCCTTTGCCATAAAAGCATCGAAGGCTTCAAGCCAAGAGCGGTTAATCTCATCGTAGGTAAGACAAGCCGCTTTTTCTTCTCCAAGGAAAGCTTCAATCTTTGCCCAAGTGTACTTGTATCTGTTTATCGTGTTCTTTTGGAGATTTCTCCCCTCGTAGGCGATGAAGCCATCACGGAGCAGGGCAACCTTTTCCCTTGCAGGCTCAGCTTCAAGGATGATTAAGTCACGAAGCTCCCTAGCCGTAATGTCGCCACGGTATGTTTCCCGGCATTGCGCCTTCATCATCATTCGGTTATAGAAATTCAGACGGTCAAGAAGGAAGTCGTTGATAGCATCACGATCGGGACGCTTTCGCACCTTACAAGCCCTTTTATCCCATTCGTCTTTCTTGCAGTATTGATTGAGGGATATGAAGGCGGTTCCACCGTGATGGTTAACGGCAAGACGGATAGAGAACATACCGTCCTGCCTTTTTACCCTTGTATCTAAATATAGTCTAAGTGTTGCCATATTTCCGTGCAGTATTTATTCAGTTTATTTATAGCGAGAAAAGCCGCAATGGTGCATAGTGGTGCAGGATTGCAGCGTTTTCGAGTTATCCGAGCGTCAAAGAACCCCTTTAAACACTGGGAAAAGCAGTCAAGTTGTACTTAAAATCATAATCTTTTCCTTTCTTTTT